GCGGCTAGCTTAGCATTTTTTACTTTTTTCTTTGCCTTGCCACCTTTTTTCATCATAGCTACAGGTCTACTTCCGTCTCGTTTTCTTACAGTTCTCATAGTTACTCCTATACGTCAGATATTTCTAACACACTTATGATTATACTCAAGTCATTACCGTTTTGAGCTTGAGCTTTAATAATTTCTGACTCCTTTGCAATCAAAGGCGTTGGTCCTGCTACACTACTGTCAGCAGTATCTTGCGCCATATTACCGGTCGCAAGAATCTCTTGTGATCTTTTTGCTTGTATTATTCTATCTTTTTCTAACGTGTAACTTACACTATTACTATCAACAAGAAATACAGATATATTACAATCATTATCCACATCGTCGTTTGCTACACGAACAGATTTAATGATAGCTGTCTTTGTAGATGGCACTGTGTATATTGTTGTCAGTGCGTTTGTTGACAATTTAGCTTTATGATTAGTGTAAACGTTAGGCATTAGGACAAAAAGAAACTAATACGCTCATCATCTTCACGTAGTTTTTCTGGTATGTATGTATTATTTAAGACAAAGATGACTTGCTCTAATGTCTGTACAAGTTGAGATACTTGTTCTCTACTATATTCTTCTGTTGCTTCTGGTAAACGTGGTGTTACAATCTTAGCCATTAACTACCTCTCATTCCGTCTGGTCTAATATCTAAACGCATTGTACCATATCGCCACTTGTCACTAACAGCATCACTGCTAATTCTAACAGCAACTTGTCTACCACGTATACGTGTGTTAACTTTTGTTGTCGATGTTGTTACATCAAATGATCCATGACTTGTTTGTGTGCCAGATGGATATGGCCTAGTTTTTATTGTAATGTCTGCTGTTCCTGTCAAATCCTTAAAGTCTGGTATAAATCTTGAGATTGACATAAAATTATCACCATCAGCAATATCTATATCACCAGATTCAATGTGGTTTGCCATAGCAGAGCCATCATCTTCTGTTCCTGTTTCATGTAAAAATACAAATGTTCTACCAGCTTTTAATCCCGTGATTGTAGATATACTTGCAGTTGTATCTGTCGATAAAAATTGTGTGGCATACGGTACAGGATAAACACCGTAGTCAGACCAAGATGTTCTAGCAAGTGTGCCAATATACCAAAGGTTTTCTGCATAATTATATATTACCATTCTATCTATTTGATCAGAATTAGCAGATGCGTAGAACCACATAACTTCATTGTAATTAGAGTTAGCCGCACAAAATACATCTTGTTTTGCATTTTCATTAATATCATCAAATACATAGTCTTGCACACTACATGGTATTTTTTTCACTGCACCATCATATACAAAGAAAGAATCATTGCTCATCCAGTATGAGTTACCAGATACATCGACAGCCGCGTTGATACCGACAGCGCCACAGTTAGAACCTATTTGTTTAAAACCAAATGTTAAAGGTGCACCTATAAACTGCATAGAGTACAACGCTGTATCTGTCCATATCATGACAGCACCCCTTGATCTAACAGCAGTGTTAATTTGGTTACCATCAACTAATCTAAATGATCCTGCTGTGTTTGTAGCAGTTGGTGTCCAATCACTTGTTGATTCTTGGTCGGACCAACGTATGAACATATTATCTTGTGTAGTTGTTGTACCTATTGTTGTTTCTGTACCAAAACAAATAACGTGTCTATCATCACCAGACACAAGCATAAATCTAGATTTCGTTGGTGCACCACTTACTTCTGTTGTAGTGGCTAAACTTGTTAATCCATCAGAAGTGTCCCAATAAAACAAGCCACCATTAAATTGTAAAGCTAATACATCTTCACCCCAGTTATCAAGTGCCCATTTTGCTGACTCAAGTAACGGTTTGTCTGCACCCGTTAGGCCTTCTCTTGATGTGTTCCATGTTGACGTACTCCATGTACCTGCACCCCAACCATATCCAAATAAAGATACAGCCGCTCCAGTATTAACTTGGTACGTAGCATTAGCTGTAGCTCCAGTTGTTTCAGAACTAGCCGCGGCCTTTGCTTCTATTGTATAAGTATCATCGTCTGGAACGGTTAATATTTCAAACTCGCCTTGTAAATTAGCGGCAGATATACCACCAACAGCACCACTTACACTAGCAATAGTAACAAAATCACCAATCAAAGCACCATGACTAGAGTCAGTCACTGTAACGGTAGAAGATCCGTTTGTCGTTGCAAATTGTGTAATATTACCTGTGCCTGTAGAACGAGTTGGTGTTATGTCAGCATAACTACCCTCAGAATAAGCGTATAATTTTTTGTTAGTACCATAGATAGCATACTTAACACCGTTTAAATCAGAATAAGATAAGATTGCTCTCGTTGCACCAACAAGTGCATCTGTGGTTACTTTTTCCCAACCACCTATTTTTTCTGGTAGTCCGTATCTAAAACGAACATTGTCACAATCTACCCAACGTCCTTCGGCTCCGTATTCGGTGTTTTGTTTATCTATTCCCGGTGCTATCTGTAATTTTGATAAAGGCATAATTAAATCGCAGAGTCATAAATCCTTATGAAACGATCAGTACCATTAACATTAATACGTATTGCACCTACCTTTGATCCACCTGTATCTGTTGACGATGATATACTCGCTGAACCATCAGAAGCAGTTGAACCATCAAACCTAATAAATTCTTGATCGCCGTCGCCTTGGTCTAATGTTAAACAAGCTATCGCACCTGTAGAGCTTGCTTGATCTATTGTAACAAATGCACTTGTCGGAGATGATGTACCAAAACCTATTTTATCAGCAGAACCATCAGCAAAGAAAGCATGTGTTAAAGTATCTGTTTCTATTCTAAAATCAACAGCGGCACCAGAATCATTAAATGTAAGCCCACCACCGTCAAAGTCTATTGCACCTGTGGCTTTAATACCACCAACAACGTGTAACTCTGTAGAAGGTGAGTTTGTTTTTATACCAACCCTGTCGTTACCTGCATCGGTGAAGAATAAGTTTGCATCGCCGTTACCTTCAATTCTAAAATCTAAGTCTGCTGATGACTCGTTAAATACAAAAGTACCACCGTCAAGAGATGTGTTACCAGACACTGTTAGTGTTCCATTTGCTTTTACGTTACCAGCATCAGCTAGCACGTCAAACATGGTAGAACCATCAGAATACAAAATGTGTTTTGCACCCTCTACTAAATTAACAGCAGTTCCGCCTGCTGGTTTAAATCCTAGCGTATTGCCACCGTGTGTGGTTGCATCATCAACAATGTACCATGTTTCCACGGCCTCACTTTGCATGGTTGTATTACCTGTAAGTGTACCTGTTAATTTAATTATAGCGTTACTTTGTTCATCTGTAGTAGATCCATTTGTTGCAACAAGTGAATCGGTTGTGCTTGCAATAGCAATAGACACATAACCTTTGATTGCTGATTCTACCTTTTGTAAATTGTTATTTGTTATTACACCCCAAGTTCCAGAGTTTTCTCCACTGGCTTGAAGTTCTAAATTTAATGCACTTGAAAATGTTGACGCCATTTATCTCTCCTATCCTACATCGTCTAGTAAAGCCGCTACGATTACTGTCGCGCTTGCGTCACCAGCATCACCTATGTCTGCTGAAATGGCGTGTAAATCTGCAACTGTTACGTTAGGTAATCTGCCAAACCATGATTGTGAAGGTCCAACAAATATACCATCAGCTAGGTTAAAAGCCGCAGTTCCAGCATCTATAGATAACATAATACCGTCTGTAGTGCTAGTATTTTTAACAAATAAGAACTTTACCTTATCTCCTGTAGCTACAGCCGTTGGCGCTGTATCTTGATCTACAGCCGTATAATCAATAAAATTACCAGCTATTAAATCGGCACTTGTCGTAGTTACTTCTGTTTTTTTGTAATACCATTTATCGTTAGCATCATCTGGTGTTACCGTCATAGAACCACTAATAGTTTTAGAAATTTCATCTGGTAGAATTGTTGCGGTTATATTTACTGTTGCATCATTAGCCATATTATTAGTCCGTTGATCCCGGTTCTACGTCCGTCCATGTTACAGTTTGTGAGTCATCAACTTCACTCCAAATAAATAAGTTTGGAGAACCTGTTGAAAACGTAATTAAGTTTTGGAAGCTTTCACCAAATGGTGTTTCTTCACCTAAACCAGATGTTATTACTCCTGCTGTTGTTGTAGTAACATCGGCTGTACCTGTTACAGTTTCCGTGCCAATAGAAAAAGTAGAAGCTAAACTTGAACCAGACTGTGAGATAGAAGCAGTTCCTGTGACCGATTCTAAATCATTAACACTAGCCGCAAAAGACGAACCAGATATAAATGGTGATCCTACGTTTTGTACACCGCCTCCTCTAACAGAAGCGACAGCAAACTCAGCTAATGCTCCATGTCCTAGTGGCATTATGGTTTACCCTGTCCTCTCGTTCTAGTGTGTAGTCTTCTAGTGCTTTTATTCTTTGGTCTACTTCTAGAAGAATTACCTATACTGGTTCTTTTCTTTACTGGTGTAAAGTAGGTATTATTTACAGACAGTTTGGACACTACGCATCCTCTAGTGTTTTAATTCTAGCTTCAAGTTCTTGTATTGTTTTAACAAGTAAAGGTATTATTTTTGCTTGATCTAATTGTTGTGGAATTATTTCACCCTCACTATCAACAGCATCTTTTGCACCACTTACTGCTTCTGGAACTACGTTTGAAACTTCGTGAGCTAAAAAACCATCCATAGTTTGTGTAACATTACCGCTTTCATCTTTATGAACTTTAAAATTAAACCTAGCAGGTTTAAGTTGTTTTAATCTAGTCGTTGCATCAAATGTATAGGTTACGTTTTCTTTTAAACGATAATCTGATGAAGTGTTATATGAAGTGCTTCCATCATTGTAACCAATGCTTCCCTTTGTAGAACCACCATGTTTAAATTCTAAAGCAGTTGAAGTATTACCACCTTGTCCT